AGCGTCAGATCCTCGTATGTGGGCACGACCAGAGCCCCGGCCTTCCTGAGGACTTCCTGCCGCGTCTTTCCTGTGATGGACTTCTGGACGGGCTTCCCGTCTTTCCTTCCCAGATACACCCTCACCCGGTAAGACCCGGAGGGGAGCTTTTCAACCTTCATAACCTTCTCCTTTCGTAATCGCCCGAAAACGGGCTTCTTCGTGTTTCAATGGTAAATTGAGCGACCGGGCGGCTAAAAAGCTCGCCATGCCCGTATTATAAAGCCACATGGGCACTCACAGCCCAAGGGTCAGCCTCACGATCTGCCTCTTTGTGTCGTCTGCCTTCCGGTATGCGCGAACCAGTGAGATCTCCTCGTCAGTGTAGGACGGCGCGAACGTGGTGCGGGTGATCTCGGCGGCTGGGACGTCATCCTTCCCGAGGAGCCAGTCGGTGGGAACGGACAGAGCCTCGGCGAGCTTCGACATGGCCTCAGCGTTCGGTTTGTATCTTCCGTGAACATATGAACTGATGGCACCTTTGTCGATGCCGGTCTTCGCCACAAGATCCGCCTGACGGATCCCCGTGATGAACATCGCCTTCCGCAGTCTCTCCTGAAAAATGTTTTCCATCTGATCACCTCCTCGTGTTTTCTCAAGTATAGCATAGGCTGTTGAGAAAATCAAAATTTTTTTAAAAAAACTATTGCAATTTACAAATCAAACCTTTATAATACGAGGTGGGTTGAGAAATCCAAACTTCAAGAATACCAAGGAGACAGACGAAATGACGATCAAGGAACTGAAAAAAGGCGAATACTTCACGAGGAAGGCAATCGCGGAACCGACCGAAAAGCAGGTCTGGATCAGAGGAGAATATGACAGATCCACCAGATGCTACGAGTGCACCTGCTTCGCGGATGTTTGCTACACGCTTTACCTGAAGGGGTCGACGAAGGTCTTCACAGACTTCGTGTTTTAAGGAGGCACAGGATGAGATACATGGTATGGGTAAATCAGAAGTACATGGTCACGGTCGAGACGGATGGAAGTATGTGCGCGGCTGAACACGTGATCCTCGACAACTATCAGGGTATCGTCAGTGCTCAGGCATTCGACCGGGAGGCCCTTCACACGAACTTCTTCGTTGACGTCCTCCAGAACTCTGAGACGATCAGTCTGGCAGAGCTGAAGGCCCTCTCCGACAGATATGAGAACGCATACGTCGAACTGGCCAAGAAGCAGGACGAAGAGAGAGCCGTCATGGATGAGATCGACCGGCTCCAGAGCATGATCAACGATCTACAGAAAGAGCTGGCACCGAAGCACAAAGCGACCATGCTGGCGAAGCTCGAAACATACAACGCCAAGAAGGCTCTGAACTTCTTGGGAGACTGAAAGGAGAAGGCAGAAATGGAACTGACAAACGAGAAAGCGGTGGCGATGCTACTGAAGGCAAGATGCTACGACGTCGAGACGAGCATCGAGAACTACCCGGAAAACGAGAGAGACGGACGCGATGACTTCCAAGTCATCGCCGACGAGGCGGGGTATGTTCTCTCCTGTTACTACGAGGACGGGCACTGCGACAACGACGCCAGAATCGAAGCGATCGAACTGCTCCACGAGACGCAGTACGGAAAGACCATCCCGATTGATCCGAAGACAATGAAACCGAAGCGCGGATATATGCCCTCAGACATCCAGAGCGCGAAGGACTTCCTGAACATGATCGCGAGAACTGCCCGACTGGTGAAGCGGCTCAAGAAAATTGGCTACGTCAGCCGGTGGGCGTGACGCTATCCCGGCCCGGCGGGTAATCCGGGCCCTTAATGCGACCGAGGCCGGTCTCAAGTCCGGAGAAACGCAGAGAGAGGAAAGGAGAAGGGAATGGAACGACTGAAGCTCAGAGGCAGGATCGTCGAGAAATACGGAACACTGGGAGCGTTTGCGGAAGCCTGTGGGATCACTCCAACGACGGTCTCGAACGTACTCGCGGGGCGAAGCACTCCGACCGGTCTCAACCGGCTCGGGTGGCTCTATGCTCTGGACATCCCGAAGGACGAGGGCAACATATTTTTTTACCCTGAAAGTTTGGAAATCCAAACCAAGGAGGCCTGATATGAGCCTGAAGCCATACGGAGCACGGATCAAGGGTGCCCTGTACGAGACGGGCATCACGCAGAGGGAACTGGCAGGGAAGCTCGGGATCGCTCCCGAGACCCTGTCCCGGAAGATCGCCAGACCGGAGAGATTCACCGGCGGCGAGATGGAGATCATCCGCCAGACGTTCAAGTGGCGGAACATAGGAGGAGAAGCATGAGAAGGTTCTGGGAAATCATCATACTGCCAGCGGCGGCGGTCGTATTCTGGGGACTGGCCAGACTGGCACAGGGAACGGCAACAGAAGGAAGCATCATCGCGCTGGTGATCGGCGCGGTGCTGACTATATCGAGCATCATTAGCTTTGAAAGGAGAAGGTCATGAACAAGGTGATTATGGTCGGCAACCTGACCAAGGATCCGGAGGTGAGATATACCACCGGCGAGAACAAGATCGCGATCGCCAGCTTTTCCATCGCGGTGAGCAGGCGGATCAAGAGGGAAGGAGCTCCGGAGGCGGACTTCTTCAACTGCACAGCCTTCGGGAAGACCGGGGAGTTCGTGGAGAAGTACTTCCGGAAAGGCATGAAGGCCGGGATCGTCGGACGGATCGAGAACGAATCGTGGACGGACAAGGAAGGCCAGAAGCGCACCGGCACGAAGATCATGGTCGAAGAGGTCGAGTTCTGCGAGAAGAAACAGCAGACGGAAGCGAAGCCGGTCACAGAAGAGGATGGGTCGTATGACTTCAGACCGACTGCGGCAGACGAGGATCTGCCCTTCAAGTTCTGAGAGGTGGCACCATGACAGACGAAGAGAAGCTCGAGATGATAGCGGAGGAGCTAAAGACCCTCTGCGAGAAGTATGGGGCATCCATCCATCTGGATGGGTACTTCCACGGGTACGACGCCTCAGTGACGGTCTGGACGAAGAAGTGGCTCCCGCACGAAGTGGGATCCTCCACAGACTACACCGGCGAGGGAAGCCTGCACCAAGCCCTTCAGGGCTTATGTTCATAGGGATCCCGGCATCCGTGGCTCCGGGCGAGGGATCCGGTCGCATTTCCCGGCCCTCGACTCCTTAGGTCTCCCGACTGCCCGGGAGTAAGCACGGAAGGCAGACTCCACCGATCACCGGAACGCGGAAGCGACCGGGGTTCGAATCCCCGGCGGTGGACTTTGGCAAATTGTGCCGCACGTACAGTGAAAGGAGAAGGTCAAAATGACATTGTACGACTTAGGACAAGAGTATGTGGAACTGCTCGCCCTGTTAGAGGAAGAGCACTCCGAGGACGAGGATGAGGCCGTGAGGAACGCTCTGGCAGAGATCCTCCTGAACATCGACGAGAAGGCCGAAGGCTATGGGAAAGTCCTGAAGCAGATGCAGGCCGACGCGGAGGCCCTGAAGGCCGAGAAGCTGAGGATCGCGAAGCGGCAGGCGACGATCGAGGCCGGGATGGAGAGACTGAGGAACGCTCTGAAGAACGCGATGCTCCTGACCGGGAAGACGAAGATCAAGACGAGCCTGTTCTCGTTCGGGATCCAGAACCGCTGGAAGGCCGTGCTGGACGTCCCGGTGGCTGAGATCCCTCAGGACTTCTGGAAGGTGAAGGATCCGGAGGCCGACATGAAGGCAGTGGAGAAGTGGCTGAAGGAGTTCAACCCGGAGATCTCCGGGAACAACTGCACAGAGTGCAAATGGGCCCACCTCGATCAGGTGGAGACACTGACGGTGAGGTGAGACCATGAGAACGCTCAGAGTGATCGCTAAAGAGCCGGGGAAGCCCTTCACAGTGAAGCGAATCCCGGACACGCTGGAAGATCTCCAGAAGGCCGTCGGCGGCTACATCGAGGTGGTTCAGCTTTTTGGAGATCTGGCCGTGGTCTGCAACGAGGAAGGCCGTCTGATGGGCCTGCCGTACAACTGCACGATCGACGGCGTGAGCTTCGTCGGAGACATCCTGCTGGTCGGGACTGAGGGCGAAGATCTCGAGGATATTGATGACGACCTCATCAACGATTTCAAGGCATTCCTGACGAGATACGTCGTCGGGCCATATACGGAGGAGGACTGAAATGAACATATACGAAAAACTGGCGGCGGTTCAGCAGGAGCTGAAGGCCCCGAAGGATAAGAAGAATACATTCGCGGGGTATTCCTACCGGAGCGCGGAAGGGATCCTCGAAGCGGTGAAGCCGGTGCTGAAGAAGTACGAGGCGGCGATCACCCTCTCGGACGAGATCGTCGAGATCGGCGGCAGGATCTACGTGAAGGCCACGGCGAAATTCATCAACGTGGAGGGTGCTGAGATGAAGATCACGTCGGTGGAGATGACATTCAGCGGCGGGATCTCCGTCACGGCCTTCGCCAGAGAGGCGGAGGAGAAGAAGGGCCTCGACCCGAGCCAGATCACCGGCACGGCCTCCAGCTACGCCCGGAAGTACGCTCTCAACGGCCTCCTGCTGATCGACGACACCAAAGACGCAGACACGGACGAGTACCAGAAGCAAACGACCGGGAAGAACGAGGACGCGAAGATCGACGCAGACACCCGGGCCATGATCGTGAAGATGGCAGGAGAGGCAAAGGTTGATCTCAAGACCATCCTGATGAAGCCTCTGGATGAGCTGACCAACAAACAGGCGGGATCTCTGATCCAGAGCCTGAGGAAGAAGATCGGAGGCTGATGACATGGATCTGCGCGGAAGATTGTACGACATCACCAGAGACTGGAAGACCGGCGAGTTCCGCGTCACCCTCGGAGTACGAGCGATCCCTTCGGGGATCGACTCCCTCCGGGAGAAGGATCTCGCGATCACCTTGAAAACATACCGGCCCGGACGGAGCCTGACGGCGAATGCCTATTACTGGGTGCTGGTGGCCAAGATCGCGGAGGCGATCGGACAGAATCAGGCAATCGTTCACAACATCCTCCTGCGGCGGTACGGCCAGATGAAGATCATCGGCGGCGACATCGTGACGACGCTCGTGCTGGACACGGTGGAAGCGGAGCAGGAGGTGCTGGAGGACGAGCTGGAGCACCTGAAGCCGACCAACGTGCTGAAGGAAGGCAAGGACGGCAGACGATGGCGGGTGTACAGGGTCATGAAGGGATCATCGAAGTACGACACCAAAGAGATGTCCACGCTGATCGACGGCGCGGTCTCAGAGGCCCGGGAGATGGGTCTGGAGACGCTCCCGGATGCGGAAGTGGAAAGGATGATGGAAGCCTATGAAGAGCATCGTTCAAGAAAACGCTGAGAGGTGCTTTATCTGCGGACGGAGAGCCACGCAGACGCACCACGTATTCGGAGGCTCGAACCGGAAGCTCGCAGATGAGGACGGCCTGACGGTAAGGCTCTGCCAGTACTGTCACGACATGGTTCACTTCGACCCGGAGCTGAGCTATCCGATGCAGAGGGCACTCCATGAGCGGGGGCAGGAGGCGTATGAAGCCGCAGGCCATACCCGGGAGGAGTTCATGAAGAGATACGGGAGGAACTACCTGTGAAAGACATCATACTACTGGCGGAGAGCCTCGAGAGCATCGTGCGTCTGTCAGACGAAGACGCAGGATCTCTCCTCAAAGCTCTTGCCACAGGGGACGAGGAAAACCTCTCGGCGATCGCCTCGATCGTTTACCCACTGATCAAAGGACAGGTCGACAGGATGGCGGATCTCAGAGAGAAGAGGTCAGCGGCGGGGAAGCTCGGAGGAAGCAAAACGAAGCAAACGGAAAGCAAAACAGAAGCAAAACCGAAGCAAAGCGAAGCTCCTGTACCTGTACCTGTACCTGTACCTGTACCTAACCAGAACCTGAACCAGAGAGAGGGACGCTTCGCACCTCCCACGCTCGAAGAAGTACGGGACTATGTTCACGAAACAGGCCTTCAGATGGATCCCGACGCATTCTTTGATCACTTCAAGTCGAACGGCTGGAAGGTTGGCGGAAAGGCGGCGATGAAGGACTGGAGGGCGACGGCCCGGAACTGGGCCAGAAGGGAGAAAACCTTCCACCCGGAAAACAAGAAGGACGAGCGACGGATCGACTACGACGCGGCGATCCGGGATCTGTACATCAGGGAGGTTACTGGATGAAGTACCACAACAAGAAGACCGAAGTGGACGGGATCGTCTTCGACTCGAAGGCCGAAGCGAAGCGATGGAATGAGCTCCGGATGATGGAGAAGATGGGACTGATCCGTCATCTGGAGCGTCAGGTGCCCTTCCTGCTGATCCGTGGCCAGAGATGGAGCGGCGGCAGGAAGCACCGTGACACCTACTACAAGGCCGACTTCGTGTACTACGAAAACGGCCAGCAGATCGTCGAGGACGTGAAGGGTGTCAGGACGGAAGGCTACAGGATCAAGAGGGAGCTTATGAAAGACCGCTATGGAATCGAGATCCGGGAGGTGAGAGCATGAAAAGCGTTATGTGGAATATAAAAGCACCAGAAAATGCGTACTGCATTTCATGCACGGCGAAGGCGACAAAAATGATCGTTATCGGAAAAGAATACGTACACGCACTGGATGCTGATCATTTTTTTATCTGCGACGAATGTGCGGAAAAATTAGCGAAGAGACTGCGGGAGGAATCGAAGGAATGATCAAGCTGAAGGAGGCCAGAAAGGCCGCAGGAATGACACAGGCGGAGCTGGCCAGAGCCGTCAGATACGCGGATCCGACCGCAGATCAGACCATGATCAGCGTGCTGGAGCGCGGCGAGCTTTATCCCGGCGAAAAGCTCCGGGACGCACTCTGCGCGGTGCTACACGTGACAGAGGCCCAGCTCTACGACGGCGTCGAGGCGTTCTTCGTACCGGCTCAGGAGAAGGAGTTCAGCGACGGCACCGAGATCCTCGCGGCGATCTTCGACGCGATGGCAGACCGGAATCAGAAATACATCACCCGGGGGCACCTCCGGAGGGAGATCCAGAACTGGACGGGGGAGATCCTCTCAGACAGGAAAATGAGGCGGATGATTGAGACGGCCAGACAGGAGGGCATGGTGATCGCTAACGATCAGGACGGCCTTGGGTACTTCATCCCGGAGACGGAGGAGGAGCTGAAGCGACTCTTCAACCAAAACCAGAGCCGGGCCCTGTCGATCCTCCGCCAGCAGAAGCACATCCGGAGGCGGCTCCGTGAAAAGTGAGCAGATCTCGATCTCGGAAGCCTACCAGAGGCTCGGAGTGGCTATCGTCATGGAGGTCGTGAAGGACTACAGATCCGCGCTCCGGGCCGTGAAGGCCGGGAAAGAGGAAAGGACGGCGGAGGTGCTGAAGCTGGAGAAGTGGCTCCGGAGTGAGTGGGCATACGCACTCTCCGGAGGAGCCGACGGGGACTTCATAATCGAGGAGGTGAGGAAAGAGTGCCTGACATCAAGGCGTATTTAAAGAGCTACATCCCGGCGAGGCGTTACGCGGAGAGATGCCTGAGGGATCTGGACGCTGAGACATTCCTGAAGTCTCCGCAGATGGACGGGATGCCCAGATCTTCGAACCCGCACGGGCTGGATGAACAGGTGGCCAGAATAGAGGCCATCAGGAAGAAGGCCGAGAGGGCCCGAGCGAAGGTTCTGGCCATGCTGGAGGACATCGAGGACAGGATCGAAGCTCTCCCGGACTACGATCAGCGGATGGTGATGAAGCTCCGGTACATCGAGGGCCTGTCATGGGAGGAGGTCGCAAACGAAATGAGCATGAGCGTCCGCCCTGTGTACTACATCCACGGGAAAGCACTCGCCCAGATGCGGAAGATCCCGGTTCAGTACCTATGCGACCCGGCGAAAAATACGGAGTGCCGAAAAACGGCCTGCTACATCAACGGAGGGCCGTGCCACATGACCACGAAGGAGGAGTGCAGAGCATGAAGGTGACGGAGGAAGCCGTGCAGAGGGTACTCTCTGAGATGGTGGTGAACCGGGAGAAGCGGAGGCAGATCCAGAAAATGACCACGGAGGAACTGAAGCGGTATCTGGTGAGGATCTACCGGATGGGCTTCGATGACGGGGCTGATGCCTGCGAACAGGCGGCCCGGAAAGAGGCCGAGGAGACTGAGGAAGTCAAGGTCGACTGGGGCGACGTCCTCAAGCTGATCGGCGAAGTGAAAGGGATCGGGCCGAAGATGCTCGATGCGATAGACCAGAAAATGAAGGAGGTGATAGGATGAGCAAATGCATTTTCCGGGAGAATAACGGACAGTGCCTGCTCCATAGTGACGATGAAGTGGCCGAGTATTGCGTTGAAGGGCCGTGCACGGATGAAACAACGCTTGAAAAAAGAGCTTGCTGGGCATCGCTGAGAGCCAATTCTATGGACGAAAAGGATCGGCGGGAATTGCTCAAAATGGGGCTCGGATATGATCAAAAAAATATAAGCCTTGCAGGACTACTGCCCAACGTGGGGGCGAAGATGGAAGGAGGAGGTGAAGCATGATTTTCATCGAAGAAGGGAACTGCGAAACAAGGAACATGAGCGGCGAGTGGTGCACCGATTGCAAGGAATACGACCATGCGAGGCACTTCTGTCCACGCTTCGACCGGGTGATTGCGGAAGCCGTTGCAGAAGTCAGGGAGAACGCAAAGGAAGAACGGAGCGGGAAGTGGAATGTTATCAAAAAACGACCGATGGATGAAGAAGAACGGCAAGATTGGAGCGAACGGCTTGGGTATGACATCGAGTACGATGATGCGTTTATATACACCAACTTGCCAGACAACGGCGATGCGGTGCTGATCTGTACTAGTTGGGGGTCTGTGTCCATAGATACCTTTTACGATGATGATGGATGTTACTTTGAAGATACCGGGGACATGGACGGGATCGTCGCATGGATGCCGTTACCGAAACCATACAAAGGAGGAGAAAGGAGTGAAGAATGAGACTGATTGATGCGGATGAAGTAATGAAAACGCTTTGTGAAAGAAGATGCGGAGACAAGCCAAAAGGATGCCCGGCTGGATTTTGCACCGAGTCGTTGGCGGTGGACTGTATTCCATCCGCACAGCTAATTGACCCGGTGAAACACGGGAAGTGGATCATGAGGCCAGATCCTTATGGCTTTTTTGACGAGATTCCAGTTTGCTCCGAGTGCGGATGCACGACTAAAATGCGCGAAACGTATAAGTATTGCCCGATGTGCGGGGCGATAATGGACAAAGGAGGGGAAGTATGAGACAGATTAATGTGGCATATCAGGACTTGAAGGAGCAGATGGTGGCCCTGATAAACAACGCAGGCGTGCCGATGTTCATGGTGCAGGAGCTTCTGGAGTTGATCCAGAACAAGGTCGCTGTGTTGGCGGCTCAGGAGCTGGAGCAGGCCAGACAGAAGGAGAAAGAGGAGGCTGAAAGTCAGCAGAAAAAAGCAGATGGTGATGTGGTATAAGGGTATCGTGGATAATCATCCACGAGACCTTCTCCGGGGGCACAGGCGGCGAACCTGTGCCTCTTGGTTTATGGCGGCTGTGCCGTGCGGAGATGAGTGGCAGGCACAGGGGACGGAGCGGCGGGTGACTGGAGAGTTCAAGGACTTTTATTCCTCAACGGCATGGAAGCGATGCCGTGAAGGCTACAAGAAGAAGGTGGGCGGCCTATGTGAGAGGTGCCTGAAGCAGGGCAGGATCGAACCGGCTGAGGTGATCCACCACCGCATCCACCTGACTCCGGAGAACATACACGACCCGAGGATCGCTCTTTCGTGGGACAACCTCGAGGCACTGTGCTGGTCATGCCATGAGACCGAACACAAGGGGAAGGCCAAGAGATACACAGTCGACGCAGAAGGAAGAGTGACGGCCAGAGAATAGGCCTGTGAGCTTATTATAGAGCCGCTGAGGCATTCTGTGAGGCTGGTGGAAGAATCCCGCAATAAATGCCAGGGAAGGCTTTACGGGGCGATTAGAGCGCATCCCCCCGGGTGCGAAAAATTGCGAATATGCCGGGGCACCGGTGCGGGGACTTCGGAAAAAGGTCAAACGAGAGCATCAAAGGAGAAGGTGACATGAGATGCAGGGAGAAAGCTATATTTACGCATACTATCAGGACATAAAGGACGGATCCGTGGTCGTTGGCCGCTGGATCCGTCTCCTGTATGAGTATATCGTGCGCGGGCTCGAGGAAAAGCTGTTTTTCTACGATGCCAAGCGAGCGAACGCGGCCATCGACTGGATCGAGGCCCACTGTTTCCACACGGAAGGCCCTCTGGCTCCGGGGCCGTTTAAACTGGAGCTTTGGCAGAAGGCCCTCCTGTCCTGTATGTTCGGCATCGTGGACGAGAAAGGCCTCAGGCAGTTCCGGGAAGTGGTTCTGATCGTCGCCCGGAAGAACGGGAAGAGCCTGTTCGCTTCTGCTGTGGCCCGGTATATGTGGACACAGGACGGCTACGGGACGAAGGTCTTCACGCTGGCCCCGAAATTAGAGCAGGCAGAGATCATTTACAACAACGTCTGGATCATGACGGAGCTGGATCCGGAGTATCAGGCCCGGAAGGAGAAGGCCAACGAGAAGGACTACCACAACAAGAGGGTGAACGACACCAGCGATCTGGAGCGCAGGCGGCAGTCTGATCTGTACATCCCGGCGACGAACTCGATGATGAAGAAGATCGCCTTCTCCGCGAAGAAGTCCGACGGCTTCAACCCTTCCCTGTGCATCTGCGACGAGATCGCGGCATGGGAAGGCGACAAAGGCCTGAAGCAATATGAGGTCATGAAGTCAGGCATGGGAGCCAGACCGGAGGCGATGCTTCTGTCGTGCTCTACGTCTGGCTACATCAACGACTCCATCTTTGACGAGATCACGAAGAGAGGCACGGCCTTCCTTCTGGGGAACTCGAAGGAGCGGAAGCTCCTCCCGGCGTTCTACATGATCGACGACATCGAGAAGTGGAACGACATCAACGAACTGAGAAAGTCGAACCCGAACCTCGGAGCATCCGTCTCGGTGGACTATCTGCTGGAGGAGATCGCAGTCGCGGAAGGATCCATCTCGAAGAAGGGCGAGTTCATCACGAAGTACTGCTGTCTGAAGCAGAACAGCTCCCTCGCGTGGCTCCCGGCCAACGTGATCGAGAAGGCATGCGGGGAGCCGCTCCAGATCGAGGACTTCGCGAAGCACTACGCGGTGATCGGCGTCGACCTGTCTCAGACGACAGACCTGACGGCGGCGGTTCTCCTGTTCGAGAAGGTCGGGGAGCTGTACGTCTTCGCCCACTTCTGGCTTCCGGCTGAGAAGATCGACGAAGCGATCCAGCGGGACGGCCTGCCCTACGACCAGTATATCCGGAGGGGCTTCCTCTCCCTCTCCGGAGAGAACTTCGTGGACTACCACGACGTGTTCGAGTGGTGCGCGGATCTGGTCAGGAAAAAGAAGATCTATCCGCTGATGGTCGGCTACGACCGTTACTCGGCCCAGTACCTGATCAAGGATCTGGAGTCATACGGCTTCCACACTGACGACGTGTACCAAGGCGACAACCTCTGGCCGGTGATCTTAGAGACAGAGGGCTATATGAAAGACGGGAAGATGCACATCGGAGACAACGATCTCCTGAAGGTGCATCTTCTCAATTCTGCCGTGAAGATGAGCGTCGAGCGAGGCCGGGGCCGACTGGTGAAGCTGGCACCGACCGACCACATCGACGGAACGGCGGCACTGCTTGACGCCATGACGGTCAGGCAGAAACACTACGAGAGCCTCGGCGGGAGGCTCCGCAACGAGGGAAGATAATGGGACTTTTTCAGAAAATCTTCAAACATGACAGGGAATCGGAGAAGGCCCTGAAACAGTACACCGTTTTCACTGAGCTGAACGGCTACCGACCGGTGTTCCACTCGTGGGGCGGTCAGATCTATGAGAACGAGCTGGTCAGATCCGCGATCGACGCGAAGGCCAGACACGTCTCGAAGCTGAAGCCGCAGTTCACCGGATCCGCGAGGCCGAGCCTTCTGAACAAGATGAAACACGCACCGAACGAGTGGCAGACGTGGAGCCAGTTCCTCTACCGGGTCAGCACGATCTTGGACGTCAAGAACACGTGTATCATCGTCCCGGTCTATGACGCGGATCTGATCGTCACGGGCTACTATCCGGTGGTACCGTCGAAGTGCGAGATCATCGAGTACAAAGACGAGCCGTGGATCCGGTACGTATTCTCACATGGTGACGTGGCGGCGGTCGAGCTGAGGCTCTGCGCGATCCTGACCCGGCACCAGTTCAAGCACGACTTCTTCGGAGAGACGAACAGCGCACTGGATGAGACCATGAAGCTGATCGACATCAACCGGCAGGGCGTGGAGGCGGCTGTCGAAAACTCGGCCTCGTACTCGTTCATGGCCCAGACGGACAACTTCGGCGATCCGGAGGATCTGGAGAAGGAACGCAGGAGGTTCTCCAAGAAGAACCTCTCGAAGGATGCCGAAGACGGCGGTCTCCTGCTGTTCCCGAACACTTACAAGAACCTCCAGCAGATCAAGTATACACCGTACACGGTCGACCCGGAGGAGATGGCCCAGATCGAGAAGAGCGTCTCGAGATACTTCGGGGTCAATGAGAAGGTCATGCAGAACACAGCGACCGGCGACGAGCTTGACGCCTTCTACAACGGCGCGGTGGAGCCCTTCGCGATCCAGTTCAGCGAGGCCATGACTCGGGCGATGTTCTCTTTGCGTGAGAGATCCAACGGAGCCAGCCTGATCCTGACGGCGAACCGGCTCCAGTACATGAGCACGACAGCGAAGATCTCGATGGCCCAGCAGATGCTCGACCGCGGCGTCATGAGCATAAACGAGGCAAGGGAGATGTTCAACTATCCTCCGGTCGAAGGCGGCGACATCCGCTCGATCAGAGGGGAATATAAGAACGCGAACGCACTGGAGACCGTGGACGGCACTCCGGTCGTTTCTGTTACAGAACCGGAACCGGAGGAAGATCCGGAACCGGAAGAAGAACTGACGGAGGTGGAAGATGCCTCCGGAGAGTAAATACTGCGTTTATATGCACACGACTCCGAGCGGCAAAGTGTACGTTGGCATCACGTCAAAACCGGTCGAGAAGAGATGGCTGAACGGGAGAGGGTACGCAAGGAACGAACACTTCTTCAACGCCATAAAAAGGTATGGGTGGGGAAACATAAGGCACGAAGTCCTCGAGAAAGGCCTGACGAAAGAAGAGGCCTGTGAAAAGGAACGCGAATATATTGCCAGATACAAATCACACGATCCGAGGAATGGGTACAACCTGACAACTGGCGGGGAGGAAGGCGCGAAGCACACGGAGGAATCACGGAGAAAACTGTCAGCCTCAAAGATTGGCAAGCGGTACAACATCGGCGTCCCGTTCACAGAAGAACGGAAGCGGCATCTCCGCGAGAATCATGCAGACGTGAGAGGCGAGAAAAATCCGAGATACGGGAAGAAAGTGCCCCGGGAGGAAATCGCCAGAAGGCAGGCACATCGCGTTTATAAGCGCGGGGCCGACAACCCGACAGCGAAGCCGATCCTTCAGCTTGACATTGACGGAAACGTGGTTAAACGGTGGGGCTCACTCGCCGATGCGTCAAAAGAGTTTTGCAGAACCTGTATAAAGGAATGCTTGAGAGGGAAATACAAACAGCACAAAGGATTCATGTGGAGGTATGAAGATGCCTGTTAAAAACGAAAGAGAGTACAGAACGATGACGCTGGCATCCGTCGATGAAAAAGACTATATGGTCAGCGGGTATGCGACGACATTCGATGATCCCTATGTTCTCTATGAGGACAAGGACATGGTTCTGAGGGAAATCATCAGCAAGGACGCCCTTGACGGGGCAGATATGCGAGACATTATCCTTCAATTTGATCACGAGGGGAAGGTATACGCCAGAACCTCGAACAACACACTGACCGTTGAGCCAGACGCTCGCGGTCTGAACATTGAGGCAGATCTTAGCGGCACAGCTATCGGCCGAGAGCTGTACGAAGAGATAAAAGGCGGGTATATCACCAAGATGAGCTGGGGATTTTCCGTAAACAAGGAAAGGGATGAGTGGAAGTCAGAGACCGCGCCTGATGGGCGTGCTCTTGAGACGAGAATCATCCATTCCGTGCGGAAGGTTTACGACGTCTCAGCGGTGAGCCTGCCTGCGAATGACGCGACCGAGATCTCGGCTCGCAACCTCGCGGACGGAGTGATCGAGAGGCTGGCGGCGGAGCGACTGAAAGAAGTCGAGATGAAGAAGCGCAAGATGCTTTTGGAGGACTGGCTGAAATGACCAGAGAAGAGATCATGGCTCTGGACATGGAGGGGATCGAGGCCCGGAAGGCCGAGCTCCGCACCATGCTGGAGAACGCGGAAAGCGATGCCGCGCTGGAAGAGATCGAGGCCGAGAAGGAACCGATCGAAGAAAGACTCGCACAGTTAAAAGAAGCCCTCGAAGAACGGAAGGCCGACATGGAAGCCGTCAAGAAGGGCCTCGGTAAGAAAATCGAAGACATGGAGGAAAAACACACCATGACGAACATGGAAATCCGCAACACCAAGGAATACATCGACGCCTTCGCGAAATATGTGAAGACCGGATCCGACAAGGAATGCCGTGCCCTGCTGACCGAGAACGTCAACACCGGCACCGTCCCGGTGCCTGAGCTCGTTTACGGCATCGTGGCCGAAAGAGTAAAGGCCAGCCGCATCCTGTCCCGCGTCCGCAGAATGGAAGCGAAGGGCAACGTCAAGGTCGGCTTTGAGATCAACGCCCCCGTGGCGACTCTCCACACTGAAGGCGGCGACCCTGTCGCAGAGGAAGCCCTGACCCTCGGCATCGTCACTCTGATCCCGAAGAGTGCGAAGAAGTGGGTGCAGTTCTCTGACGAAGTCGCTGACAACAGCGAAGCCTTCCTGACCTACATCTACGACGAACTGACTCGCGGCATCATCAAAGCCCGTGAGAAGGCCATCATCGACGCGATCCTCACCGCTCCTCAGACCGCCACCGCGACCGCTCCCGCTGTTGCGAAGACCGGCACTGCCGCTGGTGCCATCACCGACTTCGTGGACGCCCGCGCTCTGCTGTCTGGTGCGGCTGAAGATCTGGTGATCATCCTGAGCCCGGCCGCTTATGCTCAGTATCGTGGCTTGCAGATGGGCGCGAACTACGGCGTCGACCCGTTCGATGGCCGTGAAGTCATCATCTCCGATTATGCGACCGTCCCGATCATCGGCGATCTGGCCGGTGCTATGGAGAACCTGCCGAACGGCGACGAGATCGAGTTCAAGTACGACGATATGAGCCTGATGACCTCCGACATGGTTCGTCTTCTGGGCCGCCAGCCGGTCGCCAGCGGCGTCGTCGGGAACCTGTTCTTCGCGAAGGTCTCCGCATGACGATCCGACTGACGCGGGACACAATCGTCCGCCACAAGGGCGGCGAGATCCTCGAAGTCACGGAGGAGGAAGGCCGTCGGCTGATTGCCCTCGGCCTCGCCTCCTGCGAAGAGGAGAAACCGAAGAAAAAGAAGAAATGACGGAGGCACACGATGAACGAGATGCTGAGCGCGGCGAAGCTGGCCATGAGGATCACGACGAACGCATTCGATGAGGAACTGACGGATCTGATCTCGGCGGCTCTGGCAGATCTGGGCATCGCTGGGATCACGAATCAGGACACGGATGACCCTCTCGTTCGTCGCGCAGTGATCACTTACTGCCGTATGAACTTTGGACAGCCTGACGACTATGACCGGCTCCGGGCTTCGTACTGGGAGCAGAAGGCACAGTTAAGCATGGCCACCGGGTACACGAATTGGGGGGAATAAGATGGACAGAAGCACGGACTTCTTTCTTCTGGCGGCTGAGCGTACACAGGACGCTATCGGTCAGTGGAAGAGCACGATCGTGAAGAGGCCCGTCTTTGGCCAGATCCAGAGCGTCTCCGGGGCCGAGTTCTTCGCGGCAGGCCAGAACGGGATCTCTCCGGAGTACCGGATCACGATGTTCGGCCCGGACTATGATGGCGAGCAGGATCTGGAACTGGACGGAGTGGTCTACTCGGTCTATCGAACCTATAGAGGGAAGAACGACACGATCGAGCTGTATGTAGAACGGAGGCGGGGCGATGCCTAAAGTGACGATCGCTAATCTTGACGCGGCAGTGATGGCGGAGCTCGACCGTTTCGCTGGCATGATGCCCGAAGTGATCGAGAAGGCCCAGAAGGCGGCGGCGAAGGCGGCGATCCGCACGATCAAGGCGAAGGCTCCCGGCGATGGCGAATATGCCAGAGGATGGAAACAGAAAACGGAGAAGACCCGGACAGGCGTGGTGACTACGGTCTACCAAGGCGAAAAGCCGGGCCTTCCGCATCTTCTGGAGTTCGGCCACGCCAAGGTGAACGGCGGAAGGACGAGAGCCTTCCCTCACATAGCACCGGCAGAGACCGAGGCCATGAGGATCTACGAAGACGAACTGACGAGAGGAGTGGAAGATGGAGCTTGATGAGCTTTATGAAATACTGAGCGCGGTCTATCCGACGGCATACTGGAGCTTCCCGGAAGGAGAGGCCCCGGCGATGCCGTTTCTGACCTACTTCGAGAGCTCCTCGGACAACTTCGCGGCAGATAATAAGGTCTACCATCACCGGAAGCGCATCTCCGTCGAGCTCTACACTAAGACAAAAGACACAGCCGCAGAGGATGCCGTGGAAGCGGCCCTCGACGCGGCGGAGATAAACTGGGAGAAGACCTCCACACACCTCGACGACGAGGACGTGTTCGAGGTCATTTACGATTTGGAGGTTTAACCTATGCCTACGGCAAACAAAGTCCACTTTGGATTGAAATCAGTTCACTATGCCGTCATCACCTACACCGATGGCGTACCTACGTGGGGCACTCCGGTCGCGGTGCCCGGTGCGGTGAGCCTGACGCTGAGCAAAGAAGGATCCGACACAGACTTCTATGCTGATGACGTCAAGTACTACCACCTCGCGGGGAATAACGGCTACACCGGAAGCCTTGAGATGGCATCCTTCCCGACTCAGATGCGGAAGGATCTCTGGGGCATGACCGAAACGACCACCGGGAAGATGCTGGTCGAGGACGCATCCGCACAGCCTGCCGAGTTCGCGCTGATGTTCGAGATCGACGGCGACCAGAATCCGGACAGATACTGCTTCTATCGGTGCGTGGCCTCTCGGCCTGATGTGGCCTCCACCACGAAGGCGGAGAGCACCGAAGTGCAGACGCAGTCCTGCGATCTGACGGCGATGGCAGTCCTTGATCCTTCGGCTTCGAGCCCGATCAACGGCATGGTCTATTATAAGACCACGGCAGACACTCCGACGGCGACCTATACGGCGTTCTATAGCGCGGTAGACTCCGAGCTGTCGTGAGAACAACATGGGGGGCGGTTTCACGGCGAAATCGCCCTTTTTCGCGTTTAAGTGAGGAATTAAGCACAGGGCGAGCCAGAATGGCACCACGCCCGTATTATAAGCCCACAGGGGCATTCAAGGAGAAGGGAACATGATAGAGAAGGAAATCAAAATCGACGGAAAACCCACGCGGTTCAGATGCTCGGCACTATTGCCCAGATTATACCGGGCCCAGTTCGGGCGGGACATGATCTCGGACATGAGGAAGCTGGCAAAGGCCTACAAAGACACGAAAGGCGACGAGAACGCCATGCTCAGCATGGTGGATCTGGAAGTCTTCGAGAACATCGCGTGGCTGATGCAGAAGCAGGCAGGAGGCGAGGTCGGAGAGAGCCCGGAAGAATGGCTCGATAATCTGGACGGCGTCTTCTCAGTGTATGAGGTTCTGCCGTCGATCTTAGAACTCTGGGGGCTGTCGAACAAGACGACGTCGGTGCCCAGAAAAAAATAAGGGCAACAGTCCGAGAGCCCAACGGAGCCATCTTCATGCTGAGATGTGCTCACTTCGGACTGTCCGATGAGGCACTCAACGAAATGACCCTCGGCATGGTCTACGATATGCTGACCGAGGAAGGGAACGACCGGGAGGAGTACCCGTTCGAGGCGACACAGGACGACATCCGGGCGTTCTTTGGAGGATAAAGATGGCAGGAAAGATACGCGGCGTCACGATAGAGCTGAACGGTGACACATCAGGACTCACCCGGTCGCTCGGCGATGCCAACAAGGAAATAAAAAACACTCAGAACCAGCTCAAGGACGTGGAGCGTCTCCTGAAGCTGGATCCGACGAACACCGAGCTCCTGAGACAGAAGCAGGAGCTCCTCGGGAAGGCGATCGGGGAATCGAAAGACAAACTTGACACCCTGAAGAAGGCCGAGGACACCATGAAGTCGCAGGGGGTGGACGAGAACTCTGAACAGTTCATGGCCCTCCAGCGGGAGATCATCGCCACGGAGGGAGAGCTGAAGAACCTCCAGAAGGCGGCAGATAATACGAAGTCCGCCTTCGACAAGATCAAGGAATCCACGGACAAGGTGGCCAAGGGTGCCCAGAAGGTCGCGGAAAAGACGAAAGTCCTCTCTGGGGCCGGTGCGGCTGTGGCCGGTGGCCTTCTGGCCTCCTCCGGATCCGCGATCAAGACGGCGGACGATCTGGCCACACTCGCGGCCCGGACGGGGATCTCGACCGACACGCTCCAAAAATTCGCCTATGCTTCTGACATGGTGGACGTCTCCACCGAGGAGCTGGCCGGGGCCTTCTCAAAGATGAAGAAGACTCTCGACTCGAACCCGGCGGCCTTTGAGGCTCTGGGCGTGGCGGTCACGAATGCGGACGGATCCTTCCGGAACCTCGAGGACATCTTCTTCGACAGTCTGGGGGCCCTCTCCCAGATCGGCGGGGAGACAGAGCGCGATCTGGCCGCGATGGATCTCTTCGGGAAGTCTGCGGACACGCTGGCCACCATAATCGACGACGGTGGGGCCGGTCTTCAGGCCTACGGCGAGAAGGCTCAGGAGCTGGGCCTGATCCTGTCAGAGGACACGATCGGGAAGCTCACGGCTACGGGCGACAAGATCGACGAGACGAAGGCCCGGGCGACTGCAACGATCGCAGAGGTCGGCGCGACCCTCTTGGAGAATCTGGCCCCGACGATCGACGTGATCGTGGAGAAGATCGGGGAAGTCTTGGCGTGGATCGGAACACTGGACGCGGACACGCTGAACATGATCCTGACGATCGCGGCGGTCATCGCGGCCATATCACCGATCGCGTCCCTCGTCAGCGGGATCTCGACGGCGATCGGAGGCGTGAGCGACGCCATCAACTGGCTGATCGCGAACCCGGTGGTCGCTCTGATCGGGGCGATCGTGGCTCTGGTGGCCCTGATCGCTGTCAAGGGAGACGAGATTCAGGGAGTGCTTCAGAGCGTGGACGACTTCCTTCAGGGAGTGTTCGCCAAAGACTGGAGCGAACAGTTCGGCGCGATCGGGGAAGTGATGAACTTCTTCTTCGCCATCTTCGGCGGGATCTGGGACGGAGTGAAGCAGATCCTTGACGGGATCATCAACTTCATCCGGGGCGTGTTTACCGGTGACTGGAACAGAGCGTGGGAAGGCATCAAGCAGATCTTCAGCGGCGTCTTCACGGCGATCCAGAGCATCTTCGAGAGAGTGAGCACCTTCTTCTCCAAGCTCTTCGCCAGAGACTGGACGCAGACGCTGGGAGTTTTGGGCAACGGCCTGAACGCATTCTTCGCCATCTTCAAGGGCATCTGGGAGAGCATCCGGAAGGTCTTCGATGGCATCATCACCTTCGTGAAGGGCGTCTTCGCCGGGGACTGGAAGCAGGCATGGGAAGGCATCAAGACGGTCTTCAAGGGCGTCTTTGACGGCTTGACGGCGATCGCGAAGGCACCGCTCAACCTGATCATCGGGGCCCTGAACGGCCTGATCGACGGCCTGAACTGGATCATCGGCGGCATCAACTCGATTTCATTCGAGATCCCGAGCTGGGTGCCGGTGATCGGCGGCAGGAGGGTCGGCTTCTATTTGTCCAAGATCGGGAAGCTGGCCTATCTGGCACAGGGCGGCATCCTGACCGCAGGCTCCGCGATGGTCGGCGAGAACGGCCCGGAGCTTCTGACCATGATGGGCGACCGGGCTATGGTTCAGCCGCTCACCCAGCGAACCACGAACAACAGCTTCGGCGGCGTGACTCTGAACGTGTACGGAGCCGCAGGCCAGAACGTGCAGGAGCTGGCGGAGATCGTCATGGACGAGATCGCGTCGGCGACGCAGAGAAAGGAGGTGGCCTTTGCGTAAGATAAACAGCGTGACCTATAACGGGGTGACATCCACCTCGCTGGGTGTTTTTGTGGGCGGTGCCGGTGTTTTCGGTGCCGCCTCTTTGGATATAACGAAGTACGAGATCCCGGGAAGAAATGGGGATCTGATCATCCCGAACAACAGATGGAAGAACATCACAATCACGTACCCGGCCTTCATTCCTTCGGACTTCGAGGCACGGGTGCAGATGATCCGGAACTGGCTGACTTCTTCCCGAACCTACGCCAGACTCGAGGACACATACGATCCGGATCACTTCCGTCTGGCCATCATGAGCGAAGAGCAGAGCTTCGAGCCGGTTCAGTTTAACACCGGGGCGAACTTTGAGCTCGTCTTCGATTGTAAGCCCCAGCGGTTTCTAAAGAGCGGGGAGACATGGCAGACCGGAGACACACTGACGAACCCGACGCAGTTCGTGGCCAGACCGCTGATCCGGGTCACGAACCCTTTGGTCGGATCGTCCATCACGATCGGATCCAACACCCTGACGGCGGTCAGATCCTACTCGGGGACGGTCACGATCGACTGCGAGACTCAGAACATCTTCTCAGGGGCGACCAACCTGAACAGCTATTTTTCCGGGAGCTTCCCGGTTCTTAATCCGGGCGCGAATGCGGTCAGCTCTTCTGGAGTGACCGATCGTCAAATTCAGCCGAGGTGGTGGGAGTTATGATACCGATTTTAACAGACAGCGCGACTTTACAGGGCAACGGGCTCGGCGGCCTGAGCGACGCGATCGAGTGCATCGTCACCGATGAAGTCAATGGGGAGTATGAGCTCCGGATGCGCTACCCGGTGACGGGCGAGCACTACGGAGAGATTCAGAACAACCTGATCATCTTCGCGGAGCCGATGGCACTGGCCACCGCTCAGCCCTTCCGGATCTACCGGATCACGAAGCCGCTGAACGGCGTCGTGACCATCTACGCCAGACATCTGGCCTATGACATGAGTGGGATCGTGGTGAAGCCCTTCTCCGCTCTGAGCCTAACGGCGGCCCTGTCGGCGGTGCCGACCTACTCCGTGCCCGCCTGTCCCTTCACACTGGCCAGCACCAGAACGATCACCTCGAAGATGGAGATCGACGAGCCGCGGCCGCTATGGACCCTGCTGGGCGGATCCGCGGGGTCCTTTCTGGACGTCTACGGCGGCGAGTGGGAGTTCGACGGCTACACGGCGACGCTCAAGACCAAGCTCGGCGAAGATCGTGGCGTGGTGATCCGGTACGGAAAGAACTTGACGGAGCTGGAGAACGACTCAGATCTGTCCTCGACCTATGGCGGCGTCTTCCCGTACTGGTACGACGAAGAGGAAGGCCTCGTGACCATAACTGAGGGCTATGTTCCCGTGACCGGTAGCATTTACACCCGGATCCTGCTTCTGGACTGCTCCAGCGACTTCGACGAGAAACCCACGGAAGCCCAGCTCCGGACGAAGGCCCAGAGCTACATCGAGAACAACTCGGTCGGATCTCCGAAGGACTCGTGGAAGGTCTCCTTCGCCCAGCTCGCACAGGCGGGAGAGTATGAGACACAGGCCCTGCTGGAAGAAGTCCAGCTCGGCGACACGGTCTCCGTGATCTACGAAGCCCTCGGCGTCAATGCCTCGGCCAGAGTGGTGAAAACCGAGTGGGACGTGCTGGGCGAGAAGTACAAGGCTGTCACGATCGGGCGGGTGAAGCAGAACCTTGCCTCGATCTTGGTGGGACAGAACCAGAAAACAGAGCGAGCGATCAGCCAGACGAAAAGCGCACTGGAGAGAGCGATCAGCTCCGCGACGGACTTCATCAAACACGGGACGGGCGTCATGCGCTTCATCTACAACGAGGACGGCGATCTGATGGAGATCGTCTCCCTCGATAACGCGGATCTGTCTCAGGCCATTAGCGTCTGGCGGTGGAATAACGGCGGCTTCGGTCATTCTTCTACCGGCTACAACGGAACATATACCACGGCGATCACGCAGGACGGCCAGATTGTGGCGGACTTCATCACGACCGGGACTCTCTCCGGAAACCGCGTCCGCACCGGCCTGATCGAGGACGAAACAGGCACCAACTACTGGAACCTTGACACCGGCGAGTTCCACTCCCAGACATTGGAAAATGCCATCTCTCAGACTGAAGAGGGCATCTCCCTCGTCTCGCAGAAGCTGAACAATATCGGTGGGAGAAACTACCTCAAATACTCAAACGATACCAGCACATGGATGCGCTATAATGCGACGGCATACTTAATCGCACAGATAGAACTTTATGCAAACATGATAAAGGCCAAGAAGTACACCGTCACAATATGGGGCGATGCACCGACCCGTAACGGGAACACAAGTGGTGCGCTCTACTCCGTCTATTGGGGTGGTGGATCAGTTAAACTTGCGGACATCACAATGACCGGCGGCAAAGGGAGCGCAACATTCACAACTCCGACAAGCGGGGCGGGCATTGGGAACGCGTGGATTAACATCTACAATACCGCGGACGGCGCACCGGGGCCATTCACCTACACCGCCAACATCACAGCCGTGAAATTGGAAGAGGGCGAAGTCTCGACCGACTGGAGCGCGGCTCCCGAGGATAAGACCTCGAACACCGAGATCATCGCCAAAATCAACCTTTCACCGGAAACGATCGTGATCTCGGCCTCAAAACTCGATCTTCAAGGCTATGTTACATTCAGTAATTTGTCAACGAGTGGGCAGACGGCGATCAATGGCGCGAACATCACAACGGGGACGATCTCAGCCGACCGGATCGCGGCGAACAGCATTACAGCGGCGAAGCTTGACATCACAGACCTGTCTGCGGCGAGTGCGCTGATTGGTGGCTTTGCCCTCGACTCGACAAGCATCCACACGAACGGGGTGACCATTACATCCAACGCGCCCAACTCCCTTGGCCTTTCATCCTCGACCTTCACCCGGACGATTAACGGCACGAGCAGAGGCAATCTGAAATTCGCCATCGGCTCGAACTTCGCCGTGGCCAATGACGGAACTCTGTACGCATCCAACGGAAACTTCACGGGGACGATAACGAGCGACAGCGCAACGATAACGGGCGGAAGTATAAACATTAGAACGTCAAGCCTAAGCTATGATGCAATAATACTCTCTTACGGGAAATATTCGGTTCAGATGTCTCCATACTCTCTTGGAGTCAAAAGCACGGACGGAACAGAAAGCATCCTTTATGATAATGCGCTGCATTTCTGGCAACTGAACGGGAACGTCTCGATGTCAAGGGTTGGTATAGATTTAAATGGGTTGTATTTTAGTGACATAGATGGCCTCCCCTTGGCGAGGTACAGGTATCATGGCGTAGACATTGGCTATAACAGGAACAGCGCAAAATGGCGCAATTCCCTCTCCGAATCTGGCCTGACCTTCCGCGATGCCAACGACAACGTCACAGGACAATACCCGGCGAAATTCAGATATTTGGTGGCAGATTCTACCACAACGACTGGATATATTGTAGTAGCGAATACAGGTTGCACCGCAAATTCAAAAGTGTTTATTCAACAGGCGTACTTCAGCGGCACAACTATGCCGCTTGCGTTCACGGCGCAACCGCAAAACAGCGGTTCTATCGTTGTTTATATTCGGACTGGTTCTGGTTCTCTACCGCCAGATGGGACGAGAGTACTTATGCACATCCTCGTCATTGACTAAAAGGAGCGGACTATGGAGAGCATCACACTGGGAGACATTGCCAAAACGTTGGCATTTTTGGTCGCATTAGGAGGGAGCGTTTTGGCGATAGCTAAAACCGTGCTAAGAGGAATCAAGAAGTCGCTGGATCCGCTCTATAAGCTGATCGAGCAGAACAATCTGGAGGCCGCGAAGGACTTTTTGGTTCAGATCCTCTCTGCGGCTGAACGGGGAGAGATCACCGAGGTGGAGAAGATCCGCCTCGCTGAGCGGTTCGAGTATTACACGAAACACGGCGGGAACTCGTACATTAAGGAGTGGCACACCCGCCTGAAGGAAGAAGGGAAACTTTAAAGGAGGCGTATATGTTAAGCGAAAAGACACACGACACCATGCGGAAGCTCCAGCTCGTCTTCGCGGCTCTGGCCGGTGCGCTGGGGATCCTGACGGCGGCGGTCGATCTGGGTCAGGTCGGCGTCGTCACGGCGGCCATCATCTCGGCCCTCGGCTATTTCTTTGGCCAGCTCGCTGAGAACGACTCCACGGCATACTTCACCGGAAAGGAGATCGTCGAGAAAGAGGAGGAGGTGAACGGATGAGCGTCCTGATCGGATCGGCCCGGTCGAACGAGTTCGGCGGGATCTCCGGAGGCCAGCCCGGCGATCAGACCGGGCACGAGTGCGAGACGCAGGCGTGGTACGATCATCCATATGGCTGGGTCGTGATCCGGGCCAAGGATCCGGAGGTCAGGGAGCTGATCGCTGAGTGCATGGAGAAGCTCTGCACGAATCCCGCCTACGGTTACGATCAGCCCAGAGACCACGACGGGATCCGGGCGGCTCAGCCATTCGGGTATGATCCTTCCAAGGTGGAGACTCCGACCTCGATCGACTGCGCGAAGGCCGTCAGACTGTGCGTCCTGTACGCAGGCACACAGCTCCACATCCTCTCTCTGGCCAACTGCCCGGACTTCTACACCGGAACGGAGACGAACGTGCTGGCGTCGACCGGACAGTTCGAGATCCTTCGCTCTGATGACTACACGAAGAGCGACCGGCTCCTCCTGCGCGGAGACATCCTCAACACTTTGAGGCAGGGCCACACGGTGGTCTGCCTGACGGATGGCGAGGGTGAAGCCCATGTGACTCTGTACCGAGCCACCGGCAACGTGTACATCCGAACCGGCCCCGGGACGGAGTATGCCGACTGCGGGATCCTGAAAAAGGGCCAGACGGCAGAGGCAGACATGGTCTTCGACGGCTGGGTCTTTGGCCGCGCCAACGGAAAGAGCGGCTATATCTCTCGGAAGTGGCTGGAACCGATCGCACAGCCGAAGACGCTGACGGCCACCGGGAACCTGTACCTCCGGAAAGGCCCGGGCGTGCTATATGGAACGATCGCCACGATCTTCAATGGTGACAAGGTTCAGCCGACCGGAGAGGAGAAGACCGTGCTGGGCCGCGTCTGGTACGAAGTCATCTATGACGGAGTGCGCGGATGGGCCTCGAGCAAGTATCTGAAGTAGACACGAAAGTAGACACGACAGATGAAAAAATGAGCTATAGCAACAGAAAAGAGCGGATAATGGTCGGGTTCGATTCCCGTTATCCGCTCTTTTTTTATTTCCTTGATATTCCTCAAAAATCTTGCTATTTCAACAGATTCTCGCGTTCTGCACTTGACGCATAAATCATCAAATTGACATATCAAACGGCATTTTGTAGTCACGAGTAGACACGGGGAAAGCACGAAAATCAGACCGGCAGGCGTTCCTCGAAGAACCGGAGGATCTTCTGTGTGTCGAGCTCCTGAAGGTCGGAGATCGTGCGCTCGTAGTGGGACTTCAAGATGTGGTTCGTGGCCCAGCCTCCGATGTTCTGAACGGACTTCTCCGAAGCTCCGACCATAGGAGACACGGAGACGGTGGCGAAGAAAGCCCTCAGGTCGTGGAGACGGAAGTGCGGCACACCGGCCCGGCGCACGGCTCTGGCGAAGCGGTTCGTGATGCAGTCAGGCGAGCAGGAGATCACCGGCCCGGATGAAGGCAGGAGGGCCATGACCTTCGACGGGATCTCGACCCAGCGGACGGACTTCTTCGTCTTCGGGACTTTGACGATCCAGCTCCCGGATCTGTCCTTCACGACATCCTTCGAGATCCGGACGAAGCACCGCTCGCCTCTCTGGAGATCCTCCTGCGTGAGGGCACAGATCTCACCTCTCCGGAGGCCGAACAGACCCAGCAGGACGGCCTTCCGAAGATCTTCGTCGCAGAAGGACAGGACGCGGTTCACTTCCTCGAACGTGGGCGTGTAGAGCTCTTCCTTCACATCGTCGCTGATCCTGACCCGGAAGGTGGCGGTCTCGTCGAAGTACTTGATGACGGCCTCCACGAAGCCAAGGTGGTTCTGCTTCGTCTTCTTCTTCGCGTCCATGCGCGAGATCCACGCCTGAAGCTGTGGCGTCTTTATCTTCGAGATCTTCACGGCCCCGATCGGCTCCCGTGAGACCCACCGCTCGAGTGTCCCGGTGTACCCTCTGACCGTGGCCGGGGACAGTTCCGGGCCTCGTGTCTCTAAATACTGGCGGCAGGCATCCTCGAGCGTCAGATCCTCGTATGTGGGCACGACCAGAGCCCCGGCCTTCCTGAGGACTTCCTGCCGCGTCTTTCCTGTGATGGACTTCTGGACGGGCTTCCCGTCTTTCCT